CGGTCAAGGAGGGAGATATCGTCGCAGGCGGAGCGGAGCGGCCTGACGACAGAACAACAAGCGGAAGCCGATCTAGCGGACCTAGCGACACGATGGCTCAACTCGTCGCACTTGAAGACGAACAGGAATTTTGGACGACTTGCAAACAGCTGGCTCCGGGCTTACTCCTCCGGAACTTTCCATCACTCCAGTCGTATGCTAAATGGAGATTCGCTGCGACCGTTCAACAATACTGCCATCCACGACAACTTCTGTTCCACGATGAGAGGATATCTGAGTTGGTTGAATGGAGAAGGAACAACTTGTCAGACTCTGAATTCAGCGGAAGGTTAGTCTGAGACCCTGTAAGCATGGCGCTATCCTTCGGGGGGTCCTCCTGGCCCTTCGGGAGGAGGCGCTACCTCACCTGACCTGACCCCCCTCAGTCTGCGAAAAGAAAGCATCTCACCCTGGGGATGCATTTATCAGTAGAGTGTTTGCGCTAACTGTTTTCAGACGACAATCCCTTGTCCTTTACGGTGATACTAGACTTGGCAAGACAGTCTGGGCTAGATCGTTAGGCAAACATATTTATTTCTGTGGCTTGTACTCTGGGAGCGAGGCAATGCGGTATGGTGAGGTGGACTATGCCGTATTTGATGACATGCAGTTGAAATACGTGCCTCAGTACAAGAATTGGTTAGGATGTCAAGCGAACTTTCAAGTCAAAGTGTTGTACAAAGACCCTGTGCTGATCGACTGGGGAAAGCCAGTGATATGGCTTAGCAACGATGATCCACGACATGAGCCACACTTAACAGAGACAGACGTTCGTTGGTTGGAAGGGAACTGTGTATTTATTCATTTGCAAGAGACTATCCTCTTTCATGCCAATACAGAGTAGCTGTAGGCTGCATAAGTAGTCTCTCTGCATTACTATCATTACATGTCACTATGTCCATCACGTAATAGTCACCCATGCTTCTTGGGATAAGGGCTGACAGATCACCGTTCTGAGTTGTGCCCCCAATTTCGTCTTCGTCGTAATGGAGGTTGCGGTTCATTGGATGCCAAAAATTGAAATCTTTGATGACACCAGAATCGTTTCCGGACTGGATGGTGAAAGTACGGTCGTACTTGACAGATATGCGGTCAGGATCCGTTTTGGCGGTGAACGAGGTCGACCAATCGGTAAACTGGGTACCCTGGAAGACATATGCATTGATACGGTTTAGCATATCCTGCTGACGTGGCTCCGCCTCATTGAACGCATTCAACGACCGAGCGTAACCGTTTGAGGTAAGGTTCGACAACACAGTGCTGTAGATTCCGGGGAGCTCGTTGGGAAGATGAGTGAAGGCGTCAGACTTGAACGTGAAGCATATGCGACGCCATCTCCATGCGGAACTTCCATCCGTGGAAATGATGTACTTCTCCTTGAGACCACGGTAAAAGCAAGTAGACGAGGTGCGAGTGGAATCATCTGCGACGTTTGGAACAGAGCCTGGGGCATCTGAAGTGAGGCGCTGTCTCTTGGTGGGACACCACAAAAGTGTGACAGGACCATCTGAAGCAGTGAAGGTGCGAGGACCATTGGTACCGACAACACTGGCGTCTTGTTCACCGGTCCATGGCAGCATGGTATCCTTCTTCTTCTTGCTGGTGATATTGAGAATGCGTTTGCGGGTCAACATTCTCCTTCCCCGACGCCTCCGATAGGGTCGCTTCCTGACGGTGGAGCGTCGGTATGACCGGGTTCTGGTTACCCGAGTGTTGCGAAAACGGGAGGCGAAGCGAGTTCGTGCATAAGGGCGTTTGAGGTACGCCATGTTGTGAAGTGTGGTGAGGCATTTATGCTATTGGCGCACAAATCGCGCACACAAAGTGGAGGGGGTCAGGTGGTATTTATAGATGACGGGGTGTCCCCGTCCCTGGGTGTATAATATTATTTTCACCCAGGAACTTTTGGACATGCCAACTTTCGATTTCCATTCCAGATATGGCCTCTTCACGTACAGTCAGTGCGATGGGCTTGACCCACATGACATTGTCGAACATTTTTCCACACTTGGAGCAGAGTGTATCATTGGCAGAGAGCATCATGCTGATGGAGGTTTGCACTTCCATGCTTTCGTTGACTTTGGACGGAAGCGCCGATTCAGACGACATGTTTTCGCGGATGTGGGACAGTTCCATCCAAACATTGCACCATCTCGAGGAACTCCGCAAACTGCGTATGACTATGCGGTCAAGGAGGGAGATATCGTCGCAGGCGGAGCGGAGCGGCCTGACGACAGAACAACAAGCGGAAGCCGATCTAGCGGACCTAGCGACACGATGGCTCAACTCGTCGCACTTGAAGACGA